AGAAGTAAATATGCGCGAAAGTAAAATTTTAAGAAGTGTTAGGGACAAAGTTATATTAACTGATTGCGATGGAGTTCTATTAGATTGGGAATACCATTTCTATAAGTGGGTTCTTGAGACTCATGGATTAGAGCAAAAGCAAAGTATATACAGTGTTGCCAAAGCTTTAGAAATACCTTGGAAAGATAGCGCTTTATTAATTAAAGAATTTAATGAATCTGAAATGATGAGGAAATTATCTCCATTACGGGATGCAGTTAAATATGTCCGTAAATTACATGAGGAGCATGGATATATATTCCATATTATTACTTCACAAAGTGATGACCCAACTGCTCAAGCGTATAGAAAAGAGAATTTAAGAAATGTCTTTGGAGATGTTTTTGATGGATTTACTATACTTAAGACCGGACAAAATAAAGACAAAGTCCTTGCTAAATGGGAAGGCACTGAATGTTTTTGGATTGAGGACAAAGTAGCAAACCTTGAAATGGGAGAGGTTGCTGGACTTGAAGGAATTCTAATGGACCACCATTGGAATAAAGATTGTGTTGATTTTAAAAGAGTCAAAACATGGAAAGAAATTTATAATATTATTATAGGAGAATTAGGATGGTACTAAATTTAGTAACTAATAAAGCTGAAGAAGATGCACACTTGCGTGGTCAATCGCGTTTTTATGTTGCTGGTTGGATAGCAAACCGTGAGTGTGAAAACCCACAAGAAATGCCTAAGGAATGTGAGGGTAATAAAGTCGTTGAAGAATGGCATAAAGAATACCTTACAGGTTATGGTGATTCTGTTGCGAATGGCGAATGTCTAATGAATAGATAATATAAATAAAACTATATCACATTGAGGAGATATAGTGGAGGTAACTATGGCGTTACTAGAAGATATTGTTGATTTTTGTAAAAAGGAATTAAATATTCCGCAGGATGTTTTAGTATCTGTTGAGCGGGAAGATATATCAGAAGATAATGTTAAAGGTTGGACCACTGATTCCGCTGAGGATGATGAATATGATATTGAAATAGATACACGTCTTGGGTTTAAAGAAACCATCATAACGGTATGCCATGAAATGGTACACGTTCTCCAATTACACGAAAATCGTGAGCTTGATGAAAATGAAGCTTATGAAAAAGAGGAAGGTTTATATAGAAAGTATATAAATAATTCCTAGTAGCTAATCCCTACTATAAAAAGGATATTTTTTAAAAAATAAAAAGGAAAAGCATATGTTTAAAAAACTACTAGTCGCGACGGCGGCCATGCTATTATCTGCAACTTCTGTTGCTGGTATTAGTTTATCAGGATTATATGAAGGTACACTAGATTCACACGGTGCATATACCCAAGATATAACCACTACTATGAAAGGCACATCTGGAAGTTCCACAGTTACTGTGGTTTTAGATGGCGCTTTTGATATACATGATATGTATGTTGAAACTACTACTGGTCCTCTAACATTTAAGTTAGGTGATTCCTCTGGGGATGACCCAGATGTAGTATCTATTGGTGTTACAGCAACATCAGGTGGATTTACAGTAGGACTTAGTCAAGACTCAGGTGAAAATACCGAACTTAATGTCGGTGGCTCACTTGCAGGTATTACATTTAATGTGACTGATGTTACAAATTCTGAAAGAGAAACCACAGCTACTTATGAAGTTGCCGGTTTAAAAGCTACAGTTGTGCATAACAAAGTTACAGCAGGTAATAATATTGATACAACAATCGCGACTACACTTGCAGGGTTAACCCTAAGTGCTAATCACGATTCAAATGCAGATGGCACCTCGGAAAATGGTGGCTCAGTATCTAAAGCTTTAGAAGGTTTAGGTACAGTTAAAGCTGAAATGTCTAAGACAGGTGCTGGTGTTACAACTAAAGAATTTAGTTTGACACGTGGTATCTGGACTGGAAGCTGGGAAAAAGTAGGAACCGCTGATGGCGTTACTTCTTTGAAGGCTAGTTTAGCATTTTAAAGGAACTTAATTATTAAGTGACTTCAGGGGATTTGCATTTATGTAAGTCCCCTTTTTATTTTATGAATACTATTTACATTCATACCAAACTATGATATAATAGTATTAATCAAAGGAAATATTATGGACGCAATAATGAATCACAGAAAATTGATGGGTGAATACTACAAAGATGATGGTAGTGTTGCTAAGGTATATCAAGTTATAAATGGAATGGATGGAGAACATTCGTTTTTTTCAATAACATATAAGGACGCCTCCGGTACTAGATTAACAACTGAAGATTTTAAATATAAATCTTTAAGATACGTCGAGGACGCAGCAGAAAACTGGACACTAGGAATTAAACAATTATTAACGGAGTAAAAAATGGCAGATTTCGATTTTGGCTTTACGCTAGTAGATGAAGATGAATTAGATAGTGCTCAACAAGTAGCAACATCTTCAGCATCTGCAAAATCAGCGCAAACAAAGCTAGACAATTTATATAATGCTATTACACCTTTACTCAATAACCTTAAGGCAAATCCTGAAAAAGAATATATCAAATGGCCTAATAGAGTTGACAAGGTAGAAGCATTTGAAGGTCAAATATTAAAAATTTATAAAGGTTAACTTAAGGAATATATTATGGTTAAACGTAAGATGAGTGAAGAGCAAAAGAAAGTAGTGGCCGCTAATCTAGCTAAAGCAAGAGCAGCTAAAAAACCAGCAGCATATAAAAGTATTGCACCTAGTGTTCAAGCATTAGATGATGACCACGGGTTGTCTATGGTAAATGTAAAACAATATATTAAAGCCACTAAAGAGAAAATTAGTATATTAAAAAAGGCAGTGCATAATAATGAAAAGGGTGCATTAGCTAAGATGACCGCTTCTCAAGCATACCTAAGAGGTTTGCATTCATATTTGAGAGATGGTATGTTCCCATATAATTTCTATGGGGAAGATGAAGAGCTTCCAATCTATCACCAAACAATTGCTCCGGCATATGATGATGAGGGATTTAGAAAATGAGTGATGACCTTAATAAAAAATCGTTTTCACGGTTAGTAGAAACATATGTTAGAACACATAAAGGTTGTCCATATATTGATGCCATTATAGATGTATGTGAAGATAATGAAATTGATTTAAGAGATAGCAAAAAGCTTATCTCAAAAGAGATTATACAACATGTAGAGTTTGAGGCTAAGGAACTTAACTTACTACAAGGTGGTAATCCAACTTATGTATTACCAATATGATGGATGGATATTCAGCATTCAAATTACATCACGCTATTAACCTCCATTTCAATGGAACTTATGATTGTTTTAAGTATAATTTCAAAACAAATATAACTGAAAAAACATATTGGAAAAGACCAGACAAATTTCAGTTAACTAAGATAGGAAAAAGATTTAAAAGTAAAGATGATATAATACTATACTTTGCAGCTCATCAAGTAGCTGGTAATAAATTTAGTGGTGATATGATTAGGGACGAAAATACATACACCCAGTTTTTAAAACGTATAGATAGTATATCTTATTTATTTAAAAATGAATTAGAAGGAATTTCAGATAATGGATTTGATACCCTTTTGGAAATAGAAGAAACATATCCAAAAATTATCCACTATTATCTGGAAGATATGGTTTCCCTGGAGACCGTATGCATAGTAAATAGGCTTACAGGTTTTATTGAGAAAGCCAACTTAAAAATAAGTGAGACCATCTTATGGCCTGACTTATATAAAAAAATATCTAAATACCAATCATTTCTAAAGGTTGATGATAGTAAAATGAGAAAAATTATTTTAGATGTTTTTAAGTAAAAGCTGTTTACTTTTAGGAAAAGTATGTTATAATATATAATGATACAAGCAAATATAAATTAATACTAATATTTAAAGGAGATGTACAATGAGTTTCGCAGACTTAAAAGCTAAGGCTAATGACATGAGCGCATTAGTTGGTGCGGCTGAAAGCACCACAGAAAAAAAATCATACGTTGATGAACGTATGTGGAAACCCACGGTAGATAAAGCAGGTAATGGTTATGCCATTATTCGTTTCTTACCGGCAGTCGAAGGTGATGATTTGCCTTGGGCTAAATACTGGGACCATTTCTTTCAAGGACCTACTGGTCAATGGTATGTTGAAAAATCTTTGACAACCATTGGTAAGGACGACCCTGTTTCTGAAATGAATTCAAAACTATGGAATACAGGCATAGAATCTGATAAGGATATTGCACGTAAGCGTAAGCGTCGCTTGCATTATGTGTCAAATATCTATGTTGTTTCTGACCCTGAAAGTCCAGAAAACAATGGCAAAACATTCTTATATACTTATGGTGCTAAAATCTTTGAGAAGATTATGAATAGCATGCAACCACAGTATGAGGATGAAACTGCTGTTAATCCATTTGACTTATGGAAGGGAGCCAACTTTAAAATGAAGAT